CGACGAATTCGGAGAGCGAGTGGGAGAACGGGAAGTACAAGCTAGCTGGAAAATACCTGATCGAGATCACGTATCCGTTCCTGAACCACTACCGCGTCCAGGAAGTCACGATGGACGACCAGGGCCGGATGCACGGCGGGTCGAACGAGAAGAGCTACAACCTGCCGAAGGTGACATGACCAAGGTCCGGATGATGTTCTGGTTTGTCGCGTTCCTCTCCGGCGCCGCCGCGTGGCTCGGAATGGAGAGGTGGCTCTCGTTCCGTGAGGGCTGGCGATGAGCCCGGAGCGTCGCGCGGAGCTCGTCGGAATCGTAGCCAAGATGACGGCGGCCTACGTGATAGAGGGGAATTTCGGCCGCAATCCGACCTCGGAAGACTGGGCGATAGACAAGTCCGTGGAGGTTGCGCTCAAGATCCAGGCGCGTGTTGATCGGTTGGAGAAGCAGAGTGCGAGTTAGCATCCTGACCGCGCCTGACTCGTCCGGTGCTGCGGTAGTGCATTTCGTCCCGGATAATTCTGAGGAGCGCTTGCGCATCGACGGTGCGGTCAGGCGTGTTAAGCAGCGGGAGCAGGACGGACCTTGGGCTTTGTCGTGGTTCCTGATTCAACTCACGGACGGGTTTCCGTTCGCGTTCAACGTAGGGAGTGAGGAGCGATGAAGAGAGCGATCCTGATTGCGCTGGTGATGGCCGTGCTCCTCGTCAGTCAGACGCAGGCCGGGCCGGGGGGCTGCACGAACAACGGATCGCTGGCTTCGATGGGCGACGAGCAGATCACGGTGAGCAACGCCGCGATTCCGTTCACGGCGACGATCTACGCCCCAGCTGGTGTACAGCCTGCTGACATGGCTCAGATAGTCATCGAAACGAACGCGGCCAGGTACCGTGACAACGGCTTAGCTCCCACGGCAGCGGTGGGCTATCCCATCGCGGTTGGGACACCCTACATGGTCTGCGGGACGCTCAACATCCGCCGGGCGCAGTTCATCCGATCGGGAGCCGCTGACGGCACGCTGAACGTGATCTATTACCGTCGAGGGGATCAGTGAAGTCTGCCCTTCTCGCTGCTGTCTTTCTAATTCCGATCTATCCACAGCTCACCCCGCAAACAGGTGGTGGGGCATCCATCACTGTCAGTGACGGCACTACGACGGCTGCCGGAGTCTCGATTATCGAAGCCTTCACGACTCCTGGAGCGAACACGTACACCAAACCCGCAGGGGCAAAGTCAGTGTGTGTGGACATCTGGGGCGGGGCGGGTGGAGGTGGCGCTGGGCAAGGCGGCGCTGCCGGTAGTAACCGCAGTGGTGGGACCGGAGGCGGAGGAGGGTCGCACAACTTCCACTGCTATAACGCTGTGGACCTAGGCCCTACGGTGACGGTCACCATTGGCGCTGGCGGTGCTGGAGGTATAGCCGGAGGTGCTGGGCCTGGAGGAGGAGGGACTACGTCTTTTGGTGTGCATCTATTCGCCTTCGGTGGCGGTGGTGGTGTCGTTGGGTCTGCGGTGGCTTTGGGTGGAGGATGCGGGGGTGGTATCGGGGCGGCCGGGTGTACCGGCTCTGGGTCCAACGCGCAAGGCGGAGCACCGAAAGAAGCCACTGCGGCCACGGACAACGGTGTTGGGGGCGGTGGTGCTTCTTCGGTAGCCGGGGCCACCTCTCGTTACGCCGAGCATGGAGGGGCTTCGGGTGGTGGAGTTTCAGCCAACGCGGCCTCTGGGAACGTTGGTGGCAGTTCCGTGCATGGAGGGGCGGGAGGTGGGGCTGGCGGTCAAGTGCTCGTTGCAAATACGACCGTTGCCGCTTTCACTGGCGGAAACGTGAACACGCTTGCCACGTCCGGAGGTGGAGGAATCATAGGAGTATCAGGCGCGGTTTGCACGAACGGAGGGCCTGGTGCTGCAGGTAACTCTACAAAGGGCGGTCAAGGCGGCGGAGGTGGAGGGTCTGATACTGACTCCGTAGGTTGCGTAGGTGGGGCCGGAGGCGCCTTCGGCGGTGGTGGTGGTGGCGGTGGTGGTGGGACTGCGACGGGCGGAAACGGTGGCGCCGGAGGAGTCGGCGGGGCCGTAGTCATCACGTACCAGTAACGGAGGCTTTTGAATGCGATCCCTCTCTCGTCTCGTCGTCGTGATCCTGGTCATTGGTGCCCTGGCCGGTTTGGTCTACGCCGGCACATCGAATCTCGTGTATACGGCAGCCCAAAGCACGGCCATTCAGACCCTGCTTATCCCGATGTACAACGCGGACCACTGCCAGCAACGAGGGCTCGCCGCGAACTGTACCTCCGCGAACCTCGTAACCGCAGGGTGCAGCGTGGCCTCCGCCACGTTCAAGACCATCATTCAGGACTCCTGCACGATCTTTACGTCCGACGTCTCTGGCGAGGCGCTGTTCCTGAAGGAGGTAGCAAACATCGGCCTCGTCTCCACCTACAACCGGCTGATAGCGAAGGACAACGCAGCGTACCAGGCCGCTGAGTGCAGCAGGTTCAAGGCCCTCAGCGTTGGAAACCAGAATACGGAATGCACGCTGAGGGGTTTACCCTCTGGCTGTGCTGGCCCTTGCCCGTAAGAGGTTGAATCCATGAGCGATATCAGCAGCATCTGCTACGTGGTCGGCGCCGGCCTCGGCATCGCAGGAGCTTGGGTTCCGCGTCTCGTAGGCCCAGCCGTGGGCGCAATAGCCTTCGGCCTCTTGTTCATGGGTCGCTGATTGACCACGGACCAGATGAGGGACGCCATTGAAGACCTCTACGCCCCAGCCATCCGGGCCATAGGAGGCTACTACCCTTCAGACCTCCCCGAAGGCATGACCCCCCAAAGCTGGTACGTGTCGATGGACGCCCAAGCCGAAACCGTGACCGCCGGCGACTTCGACGAGAAGTACGCGCAGCCCGCGGCAGCCGGCCTTATCCAGAAAGCCGAAAGACTGCAACTGACTCACTTCGCAAGCCTTAGCGTGCAAGACAGACCAGCCGCAAGGCATCAAGGCAGCGCAAGAGTCCACAGACGAGACCGCGCCTTCGTAGTCCACGCCCTCGGCTGGAGAACTACCGCGATAACGGAACGCCCCAAGGCACCGCTCCTAGACGCCGTCAAGGTCATCCGCACCGTAGCAGCCAGGATGAGCCGAGCGATCCAGGCCAGACTCTCCGAGATAGCCACAGAACTCGAGCAGATTCAACATGATAGCGAGAATGGCCGTCGAGAAGGGCCGCGAGCGCGGGCTTGATTACATTGGATTATAGGTGACATGGCACGCGGAGGAGCAAGACCCGGCTCGGGCCGAAAGAAGGGCTCACGCTGGCCAGCCACACTCGACAAGGAAGCCGCACGCGAAGTGCTCCGCGAGATGGTCAAGGATCAGCTCCGCCCCATGACCGAAGCGCAGATAGCCAACGCGAAGGGCATCAAGTACCTGATGGTGCGAGAAGCAAGCGGCAAGTTCGTGAAGGTGACCGAGGCCATGGCCGGCGCCTTGGCACCCGAAGCCATCGTAGAGGTTTGGGAGGAGCGTCCCAACGTCCAGGCGTTCACGGACTTGCTCAACCGCACCATAGACATGCCGGCGAAGCCAGCCGAGGAAGTCAACGCCAAGCTGCACCACATCTTCACGTGGAAGGACAGCGAGTGAGCGCGGCGCCGCAAGTGGTTGAGATTACCGTGCCTTACGCCCCCCGCAAGTGGGCGAGGAAGATGCACGACTCGTTCAAGCGCTGGGCCGTGCTGATTCTTCACCGCAGGGCCGGGAAGACGACGGCGGTCTTGAACCATCACCAGCGGGCAGCGATGGACGATAGCTGGGAGCGGAAGAGGCTGCAGTTCCTGCTCCCCCAGGCTGGCGAAGCCAATATCGCTAAGCTGTTGAACAAGCGGCGGATCTACTGGCACGTCATGCCCACGCTTAGGCAGGCCAAGCTCGTAGCGTGGGACATGCTGAAGGACATCTCCGATCCGATACCGGGGATCAAGCAGAATAATTCCGAGCTTCTGGTGACCTATCCGAACGGGAACAAGGTGCAGTTGATAGGCGCCGACGACCCGGATTCGCTCCGCGGCCCTGGCCTGGCCGGGTTGTCCCTCGACGAGTACAGCCAGATTCACGGCCGGACGTTCGGCGAGGTGCTGTCCAAGGCGCTGGCGGACCAGCTTGGGTATTGCGTGTTCGCTGGGACGATCAAGGGCAAGGACCAGCTGTTCGACATGTACCAGGCGGCGAAGGAAAACGTTGACTGGTATGCGGTTTGGCAGGACATAGACGCATCGTTGCTCACCGAAGCCGGCCCGACCATCACGGCCTTGACGAGGGCGATGGAGGACGACCGGAAGCTAGTGTTGACCGGGCTGATGACGCAGGCCGAGTTCGATCAGGAGTGGTATCTCTCCCCCGAGGCAGCTATCAAGGGCGCTATCTACGGGAACCTGCTCGCGGAAGCGAGGAAGGCCGGGCGTATCACCCGCGTCCCGTTCGACCCCATGCTGCCGGTGGACACGGATTGGGACATTGGCTTTGGGGACGCCACGGCCATTTGGTTCAGCCAGTCTCTCCGGTCGGGTGAGGTCCGGCTGATCGACTACTACGAGGCCAGCGAGGAAGCCCTACCGCACTACGCCAAGGTGCTCAAGGAGCGTGGGATAGAGCGAGGCTACGTCTACGGTACGCACTGGGCCCCGTGGGACTTTGCGGCTACGTCGTTCGAGACGGGGAAAAGCCGGATGGCGGCGGCAAAGGAGCACGGCTTCGTGTTCAAGCAAAGCCCTCGGTTGTCCAGGACGGCCAAGGGCGAGGTTGAGGAGGGCATCAACGCCGCCCGGTTGCTCCTTCCGGTGTGCTGGTTCGACGAGCAGCGCACGGCGGCAGGACTCGAGGCGCTGGGGCACTACCGGCGTGACTTCAACCAGCGTTTGGACGAGTTCAAATCGGAGCCGGTGCACGATTGGGCCTCGCATGGTGCGGACGCTTTTAGGGGGTTAGCCGTGCGGCATCATGCACCTAGAGAGGCTGTTCGGGAGCAGCACATCCCGGTGCCGGTGAGCTTCGGATGGTGAAGCGTCGGACGAGCCGGGCCAGCAAGGCGTACCACGCGCAGGCGAAGGCGCGGAAGGTCTACCTCCGTCTCAGGCGCGAGAGCGAAGCAGAACGAGCGCGCCTTGCGGCCTTTGATGTCAGGAAAGGCACGAAAGCGTGACGTCAGCAGCTCAGGCCGAAATGATGGCGTTCTGGCAGAACCTCGGCCGACGCCCTGGAAGTGTGGATGAGTTGCTTCGCCAGCGCGTGGTGAACCCGGCGAGTCCGGTGACGCCGGAGATGCCTCTGCCGCCAGAGCCTTACGAGACGGACGAGGAAGTGGCGACGAAGGTAGCAGCCAAGAAGGCGAGGCGGGCCGAGTACAGCGTTAAGTACATGGCAAGGAAATACGGGATCGAGATGGAGGAGATGCGGAAGTGGTTCAACCTCGCCAATGGCCCGTGCTCGATCTGTCGTGGCCTACCGCGGGATGGCCGGAGGCACCCGATCGACCATTGCCATCGTAGCGGCAAGATACGGGCGCCACTGTGCAACCGCTGCAACACCTTGGTGGGCCAGCTGGAGTGCAACCGTGAGTTGATCCCGGTAGCGTTTGCCTATATCCAGCGCTTCAATCACAGGTTCTCGGACCCCGAGGCCACGCAGTGAGCACCTACACCACCAGCGACGAGCCCGGCACGGCCAAGAAGGGCGTCTCCGCGGCCGAGGAGGCGGCCCTCATCGACCAGTTCCGGGAGATGTTCACGTTCTCGTACGAGGGCGAGGAGCCCCAGCGGAAGCGTGAGGAGGAGGATCTCCAGTTCCAGGTTCCTGAGCTTCAGTGGACCCCCGAGGCCGAGGCGTCTCGGAGGGGCGGTACGGTCAACGGGGTGACGATCCTTCCCCGGCCCATGCTCAGCATCTCGAAGTTGGACCAGCCCATCCGGCTGGTGATGAGCCAGGCGAGGGCGGCGAAGCTCGGGGTTAACACCCACCCGGTGAGCGAGAACGCCACGGACGATACCGCGCAGGTGTTGCGCGACCTGTACCGGCGTATCGAGCGGGACAGCAACGCGAACGAGGGCCGGCTGTGGGCGCTCGACCGGGCCGTGAAGGCCGGGAGGGGGGTGTACCGGGTGAACGTCCGGCCGGACGAGGACGGGTTCAACTTCGGTGACCTAGAGGTAGGGATAGAGCGGATCCTGCACCAGGGGTGCGTGTACTTCGACCCGAGCGCCCAGCTCCCGGACTATTCGGACGGTGACTTCGCGTACGTGACCTCGTGGGTACCGCTCTCCAAGGCGAATAGGATGTACAAGGGCACGCGGGCGAGCCAGGCGTCGAGTGCCGGGCTGGTCTGGTCGAACATGCGTTCCGAGGCGCCGCTTTGGGTGCGGGACAGCGGGGCCGCGAAGGCGATCCAGGTGGCCGAGTGTTTCTGGAAGAAGCACAAGGACGAGCTCCTGTTGGTCCTCGACAATGGGGAGACGGTGCTCGACGGGGAGGGCCAGGTCCCGAACGGGGCCAAGGTCATCTCTGAGCGGGTGCGGGACAAGGTAGAGGTATGGTGGGCGAAGACGGACGGGTTTGACCTCCTCGACAAGCCCCGGAGATGGCTGGGCAAGTACATCCCGCTGATACCGGTATTGGGCCGGGAGCTTCAGCCTTTCGACGAGCAGCGACGTGTCATTGGCATCATCCGGAACGCTCGTGACCCGCAGCGGTTCTTCAACACCTCGGCTTCGACGCTCATGGAGCGGATGTCCATGGAGCCGCGGACGCCTTGGGTGATGGCGGAGGGTCAGGACGAGGGGCGTGAGGCGCAGTGGGCCAATGCTAACTACCTGTCCATCCCGGTGCTCAAGTACAAGCCTACGACGTTGACTGACTCGACTCCGGCCCCTCCGCCGATGCGGGCGCAGCTCGACCAAACCGGGATGAGCATTGCGCTCATGGCGCTCCAGGAGGCTACGCAGCTTTGCCAGGATGCGACGGCGTTCTTTGACCCTAGCCTTGGGAAGGGCACGGCGAGCCAGGAGTCTGGCCGGAAGGTGCTTGCGTTACAGGGTCAGGGGGACGCGGCTAACGGGGACTGGCTCGAGAA